TTGGATTGGTTCAATATTTCTTACAAATGCCACGACTACGATTGATATTTCGCAAGTCGTTATCCGAATAGAAATTACAGAAGATTTATTTTCTCCATATCCACTTGGTTATATTCTTTTACAGGATTTGCCCTCGGATAATCTTATTGCTAAAATGGGACAAGATGGTTTAATTGGTAAGGGAGAAGAACTTAATTTAGCATTTGCTGCTAAAATCGGTGAGTTTTTTCAAGAACTAAAAGGATTTCATATCTATAAAGTTGAACCTATGGTTCCAGATAGTCCAGAGCAAGTAAAACAAAAAACTAACTATAAGTTATATTTTTCTTCTCAGATCTTTTTTATAAACGAACTCATTCGTATCAACCGTTACTATGAAGGAAAACTATCTGATATTGTTAAACAGATTGCAGAAAAACAATTACAAACTAAATTAGAAACGCTAGAACCAACAACTAAAAAGCAAGCAATTTATTTTCCATCACTAACTCCAATAGAATGTATTAATCTTTGTGCAAGTAAGAGTGTATCCAAAGAAAATACAGGAGATGTGAATTATGTGTTTTATGGAGATCTAAATCACAAATACCACTTTGTTAGTTTAGGAAAGTTGATGAAATCAAAACCAATTATTGGCACATATGATTATGATGGCATTTCTCTACAAACTCCATTCGGTCTTAGTTATTTGGGAACAGGAAATATTGATAAAGGACCAACTAAATATCATGCAATGCGATACCAGATAAAACCATTTTCTCCGTTTAAGAACATGGTGCAAGGAATGTTTTCTTCTAGTTTGTTGGAATATGATGTTACAAAACGAAAATATAAAAAGAACACATATGACTATTCAGAAGACTTTAAGAAAGCAAGACATCTAGTTGATGCTCCTATTGTGTCTTCTGAAACAGACTTCATAAGTCTTTCGGCACTGAATCCAGATGCGTTTCCCTCGTTTACTACCACTGCTCACTGGGTGCAAGATGTAAATGAAATTGCGCAGTTCTCCAATAATTCTACAAATTCAGGAAGAGAATATATTCTTCGTAGAAAATCCCAAATGCAACAAATCAACCAAATGGGAGTTGAATTAGAATTACCTGGCAATCCCATAATTGCTATTGGGCAAGTTGTTTATTTTGGCCGTGCAGAATTGGATTTCTCTGGTCAAAAATCAGAAACATGGTTGCGGAATCCTTTTATGGCAGGTAAGTTTTTAATTACCAGAAAGACTACCATTCTGGAAAACAGCACTCAAAACAATAGTCATGGATTCAGTCTTAAGACTGTTTTATCTCTTCGTAAAGATTCGGATGTGGGTACACAAACTATAGGATCAGAAGAAGATGTATAAAGGAAAAGATTCTCCATCTTTCTGGTTTGGTGTAGTGGAAGACCGTATGGATCCATTAGAAATTGGCCGATGTCGTGTTCGTGTTCTTGGATATCATCCAGAATTCCGCAAGGATTTTCCAACAGAAAAACTGCCTTGGGCAAGTAGCATTATTCCCCCAGATTCTGCATCTATGAGTGGAAAGGGAGTTACTCCAGTTGGTCTTGTTGAAGGATCATGGGTTGTTGGTTTCTTCTTAGATGGTGCTGCTGCGCAACTTCCAATTATTATTGGTAGCATCTATGGATTAAATGAAACCCTAGCACAAGGAGAAAACTTTGGAGATGGATTCCGTGATGTACGAGAAGCCGCAGATCTTACAGTTTTCCCGGTTGATGATTTTAATAAACAAGAATATCCAGATGGTAAAGCAAAGCACGGAGATGCTCATGGAGCGCAATTAGAAAATACAAAAACATCTAAAAAGTATCCACGAAAAGAATATGCTCCAGAGTCCTCAAAAAGAAAACGAGGAACTCCAGATTTAAATATCCTGGCAATTGCAGATAAAGAACGACTAAAGGAAACCATCGTTGACTTAAAACGAAAGGGATTAAATTCTAAAGGATTGCGGGATATTGGAATTGATGTTGCAGATTGTATTGTTCCTCTCTTTATATGTGGGGTAACAAACCAAAGCACCGTGAATAGAGGAACAAACAAAATGCTAGGAGTTGGATTGAATATTCAACCATCAACATCAATGCCATCTAGAAAAACAAAAAACAAACAGTTTGTAGATAAACCAACAAACAACAATGCGATTAGAATAGATTCAGCAAAAACTATGGGGTAAATTATGGCAGGAACACAAGCAAATACCGGACAATGGTTTGAACCAGAAACACCTTATGCAAAAATTAAGGGTAAGGATGTACCACCTAGAAATAATGAATCTAAGAGTACAATCTATCCATTCAACAAAGTAACGGAAACAGAATCTGGACACGTTGTTGAGTTTGACGATACTCCAGGCGCAGAGCGAGTGCAGATCTTTCACCGAAGTGGAACATTCGAGGAAATTCACCCAAATGGAGATAAGGTAGAGAAGATTGTCAGAGATCGATATGTTTCTATTTTACGGGATAGTAATGTTCACATTGACGGATTTTCAAATGTAACTGTAGACAAAGGGTTAAAGATTTTTGTAAACAGAGACAACTTACCAAACACAGAAGCATCGTGCGTAAACTTTGATGTTCATGTTGGTCGAAATGCTAATGTTAATCTTTTTATGGAAAAAGGAAACTGCAATGTGCGCATGAACGATGGAGACATAAATCTTCAAATGATGAAGGGAGATGTTAACTTTCGACAAGAGAGAGGAAACTTTAATCATTTTATTAACGGAGATTACAATCTAGAATGCACAGGACATATGCATACAGTTGTAGGAAGTGATCAGGTTACAGAGGTTGGTGGTTCTAGAGATACTCGTGTTGACGGATTGTTTGACAATCTTCAGGTAACAACTGGATATAAAGAAACAAAAGTTGATCTTGGAGATCATCGACTAGAAGTTGGTGGTAACGTATACGATTTATTTCATCAAACACACCAAACAAGGATTCTCTTGAATCGTATCATTGAGATTATTGGAAACAATGATGAGGTGATTGGAGTGAATGATACACTTAATGTTGGAGCAAATCAAAATCAAACAGTTACTGGTTCTAGGTTTGCTACTACTGTGGGATCAGTGAATACTTCAACCTTGGGTTCAACAAAAGAAACAACTGCAGGATCGTTAGATATCCGAGCAGGAGCAAAGGCAGCAATAAGTTCTTCTATTATGCACTTGAATGGAGGAGCATCCATACTTGGTACTGCTGGAATGATTCATCTCAATGGTCCGGGTGCGTCTCCAGCACAACCTGCAGCGGCAGCAACGCCATCTGGTGTACGTCCTATTTACATACCTGGTCCTCCCGGAGTATGGATTCCTTCAATACCAACACATCCAAAGAGCCCTCTTGCGCAACTCAAAAATATAACCACAGATCTGGCGGGACAATTAGTTGCTGTGAATGTACTAAGTCAAATGAACTTTGGTATTTCAGAACAACTTGGTGTTTTAACAGAAAATACTGCTGCTATAACACAAAGTATTAGCGGGCAAGTTGATGCAGTTGGTTCTGCTGTGTCTCAAAACATAAGTGGCGCACTTGGTGCTGCCCAAGGAGCAACCTCCCAACTAAGTGACATGGCAAGTGGAGCTGCTGGAATAGCATCCTCGGCTGTTGGTTCTGCAACTGGTGCATTATCTGCTACTACAGATGCAATTGGTGGTACGGCGGCACTTGGTAGTACGGTATCTGGAGCAACAGCAGGAGTAATTGGCGGTGCTACCAGTACAATACAAAACGGAGCAAGTTCGTTAGGAGGACTTGGAGATGCGTTTACAGGAATAGGATCTGTATTAGGGGATGTTATTGGTGCTATTGTTGATATTGGGTGTGCTATTGGGGATTTCATCAACGGACTCATCAGTAGCGTTCTAAACCCCGTTATGAGTGCAATAAATTCTGTTTTTGCAAAGATCTCAGAAATTCTAGGAACAGTTACTAATTTTATTGGTGGTATATTGAACAAAATTGGGGAAGTCATTGGCGGAATCCTTGGAGCAGTTAATGATATCATTGGAAAAATTATGGATGGAGCAGGAAAGTTCATTGGAGGAATTGCGGCAGCAATCAATGGATTACTTTCCAACCTGTTTGGTGGTGTAGGTGATCTTGGTTGTGGAAAGGACTTGTTGGCAGGAAATGTACCTGACATAGGAGTTGGCGCACTGCCATCCGTTCCTGGCATAGGAGATATTCTTCCATGAGAAGAGCAATAAGGAAAGGAGTGGATATTTCCACTGGGCATTGCTATACGCCACGTCCGTGCGTTACAGGAAGTCCTAATGTTTTAATTAATAATATTCCAGCAACAAGTGTTGGTGATTTTTATCCTGTACATTGTTGTGGGGATTCTTGTCATTCGGGTACTGCCTTAAGCACATCAAATGTTTTTGTAAATAACAAAAAAATTCATAGATCTGGAGATCCAATATCTTGTGGAGACACTGCTTTTAATGGTTCTCCAAATGTTTTCATAAATTAATCGTATAAATATAGCAGTACCAATGGCAAAAGAAAAGATTTATAAAGATTTGGATCTGTCATTTGACATAAACCCGCTTACCGGAGATGTTGGTAAGCAAACTGGCGTAAATGCAATACGCCAATCAATGAAGAATCTTTTACTTTATAATATTTTTGAGAAACCATATTCTTCACAATTTGATATTGGTTTAAGGAATTTGTTATTTGAAAATAAAGGGCATGGATTTCAAAACTATTTAAAGGCAAGAATTAAAATTCTAATTGACTCGTATGAACCAAGAGTAACGCTCAACTCGGTACTGGTTAAGGGATCTCAAGACGATAATTCAATTAATATCACTGTTTACTATTCTCCAAAAGAAACACAAACTAAAGACACACTCGAACTCTTTTTAGGCAAGTACAATGGCTAACGAAACACAAAATTTCTTGAATAACGCAGGACTTGGATTCAATGATGTTAAATATAACTTCATTAATTTTTTAAAGAATCAAGCAGAGTTTTCGGATTACAATCTTGAAGGCTCTAATATCACTGTATTGCTTGATATTTTGGCATATAATACGTCACAACAGGGTTTCTATAACACAATGGTTGCTAATGAGATGTTTATTGATCGAGCAACAAAAAGATCATCCGTTGTTTCTTTGGCAAAGTTGCTTGGTTATACTCCAAGCACAAAGAAAGCATCTAAAGCAAAAGTATTAGTTACTGTTACTGCGGCAAATTTGCCATCTAGCGGAGTTCTTACCCGAGGATCTGTATTTACTGGATCTATTAATAACAACGAATATTCTTTTACAAATACAGATGCGTATGCATTCTATCCTTACACATTTAATTCAACCAGTGATCCGGATGCAGAGGAAAACGGAGAAATTGTTTCGTATGCTTGTGGGCCTGTTGAATTATCTCAAGGCGCATTGAACACTATAAGTTATAATGTTGAGTCATACGATCAAATTTTTGCTGTACCAGATACCAATGCAGATAAGACTTCTATTCGGGTGTTTGTTATGAACTCGGTGACAGACACAACAGGTGTAAATATTCCTTGGTTTCTTTCTAATGATTTAACCAGTCTAAAAGAAACTTCAAAGATTTTCTTTCTAGAAGAAAATAGTTTTGGGCAGTTGGTTTTAAAATTTGGGGACGGAGTGTTGGGCAAGAAACTTGAAACAGGAAATATCGTAATCATTGAGTATCTGTCTACTGCTGGATCTGAAGCAAATAATATTGGATCGTCTGACACAGATACTCGTAGATCTTTTGTTTATGATGGTGATGAAACTCTAGAAGTTCTTACTATTGAAGCATCTAATAGTGGAGGAGATAAGGAATCTTCGTCTTCGATCCGCCGCAACGCAGTTCGCAATTATACATCAAGAGAACGAGCAGTCACCGTCAACGATTATGAGGGATTACTTCTTGGTTCGTTTAATGATAATGCAGCAGTACGATGTTGGGGAGGAGAGGAAAACGATCCTCCGTATTATGGAAAAGTGTTTGTTTCTGTTCGTCCAATTGGACAGACTTTTATTTCTTCTTCTGAAAAAACAAATCTAATAACAAATGTTCTGAAATCAAAAAATATTGTAGGAATGAATGTTGTTGTTGTAGATCCAGAAGTTTTGTATATTCACGCAAATGTTGCTGGATTTTACGATAAAGATGCAACAAACGATACCTCTACTTCAATTTCGAAAAAAATACGAGATAGTCTGATTATTTATTTTAGAAAAAACTTGGTGGAATTTGGTGATTCTATGTTTGCGCAGGATGTAGAAACATCAGTTAAATCTGTTAGTTCTGCATTACGAGCAGTTGATGTTTCATTCTCGTTAGAACGACGAATTATCCCAACCCTTGGAGTCTCAGAACGAGTCGCTATCGACTTCCAAAATCCATTACACCACCCACACGACGGCCACCAAAGTATTGTTAAGACAAATTCTTTTTATATAGCTACAGGTTCTGGTAGTCATTATATTGAGGACGATGGATCTGGAAAATTAATTCTGAAAAAGAAGCAGGGTGGAACTATCACTACAGCAAATTCAAATTATGGAACAATAGATTATACAACTGGAAAACTTGTTATTACTGCACTCAAGGTTTCTGGATTTATTGGAGATCAATCTTACATTAAATTTGTTGTTGAGCCAAGTACCAGCAATGTATTTACTGTAAGAAATACAATTCTTGAGTTTGATTCATTAGATTCTGATGCTCTAACAATTGCTTTGACTCAAGTGCAAACTCAACGAGTTGTTGGTGGATCTGGATCTGTAATAACCAAATCAAGTAATTCTGGATCTATAACAACCAACCCAAGTAGTTATTAATGATCACTACTGCAATAATCAAGTATCCTGCACCGGGAACCATCTTATTCTCGGACACTCTGACAATTCACTATAAATTGTCTTCGTATACAGATGCTCAAGTTGCAGGAATTAAATTTATTTTAAATGAAGTAGAAGGAACTGATTCAGAATTAACAGGAACCTTTGTGTTTTCAAACGTTGCAGCAGGAGAACACACTCTTACTGGATATTTAATTTCTCAAACTGGAAAGAAACTACCAAACACTGACTTTGATGTACAATTAACAGTATTGGATTATCGCCTGGATGTTGAGAATAAATTAACACATGTTTTGAAGTCTACAATACCAAACTTTGTTAAAGAAGATTATCCT